CAGCCGGACCTTGCCCTTGGGGCGAACGTTGGGCTCACGGCTGGCAACGCAACTCTGACGCTTACGGGTAATGCCCCTAGTGTTGTGGCGAGCGCCAACATTGAGCTTGCAACCTCCTCTGCCTCGCTAACACTTACGGGGTACACTCCGTCCGTCGCGTCTGTCGTTCCGGCTCCGGCGTCAAACGTATTTGCGGAACCGTCAAGCGCATTGCTTACGGCGGTTGGCTACGCACCACAGGTAGCCTTTGATAACAACGTCACGCTGTCCCCGTATGTCGCAGACCTGACGCTATCCGGCTATGTGCCCACGGTAGACATCAGCACCGGCATCGGGTCTTCTGTTATCCTGACCCCGGCGGAAGCTAGCCTGTCGGTTACAGGGTACACGCCGTCTGTTGGTATTGGCGCAAACGTTTCACTTAGCACCGGCAACGCATCTCTGACGCTTACGGCGTATGCGCCCACCGTAAGTGCAACCGCTTCTGTTGGCGTAACACCGTCCACAGCTTCTCTTGCGGTTACGGGTTACGCCCCCACGGCAACGGCAAGCGCAAACGTTTGGTTAACGCCGTCTGCCGCCTCTTTGTCAATTACGGCGTACGGCCCCGTTGTATCATACTCCAGCGGCTATGAGTCGCTGTACCCGGATGCAATCATTTCGCAGACCGGATCAACGGGTGCGTACACGGACATTGACGATGATCCAGACAGCCCAGACGGACTATGGCTGACCACCACGGCGCAGAACGGTACGCTTCGTGTGTCGTTCCCAACGCCGTCCGCAAATCTGCGTACCGGAGCTGGGCTCCAGCAGTTCCGGGTTTATGTGCGGAAGGTGGACAACACCGACACCCCGTCCTCCGGTGGTGGTGATCCTACACTAAAGATCTCCGTTCGTGAGACGGGTGGCAGCTCAGACCTTGCTGCTGGGTCCACCGATATCATCTCCAGCACTACCGGCGTTGTTGCCACGTTTGACTGGAACGCATCAGTACTTGCTAGTATTGATGGATCCGGCGTTGAGTGTTACTGCGTCACAACGGGCGACGGCGTAGGCGAGACTGATGAGCGCCGTGTCCAGATTGGCGCGGTGGAGTGGGTTGCGGCAACCGTTACCACCACGACGGTCCAGCCTTACGGTGGCTCTCTCACCCTGACGGGCTACGCCCCGACGGTAGACGCTTCTACAAGCGCAGCGGTAACGCCATCCACCGCATCCCTGACGGTCACCGGCTACGCACCGTCCGTAACGGCGTCCGCAAATACGGCACTTGCACCATTTGCCGCTGTCCTGTCGCTTCGTGCTGGGCAAAACATCTTCCAACGTTCGGAAGAGTTTACCAACACTTACTGGGGAAAGCGGACCGGCGTTGTCCTGACCGCAAACAGCATTGCGGCACCCGACGGGGTTGTCAGCGCAACCAAACTTGCCACGGACTCAGCGGGTGGCACGGCAGAGCAGACAATCTACCGTTCTCCTCCTGCCACAACGTTTAGCCCCTACACTTTTAGTGTATACGCAAAGGCAGACCAAACCAGTCTTCTCTGCGTTGGGAACACGGGGTACGGTTCTCCTGACGGGTGGACATACTTCGACTTAAGTGCTGGAACCGTTGCACAAGCGGACAGCGAACACACGGCGTCTATCGTTGACGTTGGCAACGGGGGGTATCGCTGCGTCATCTCAACAACGCTTACGACGGACAGTTCTGGGTTCTGGCTGTTTGGACTTGCGTCTGGCGTTGGGACGCCAACCGTCACAAGAGACGGCAACTCGTCTGTTTATGTCTGGGGTGCCCAGCTACAGGATGGGTTGAGCGTTGGTGCGTACAACAAGACCACCACCGCAGCAATCACGTTTATCCCAACTATTGCGGCGACCACCAACGCAGCCGTTACCCCGTCTACGGCAAGCCTTGTTGCCACGGGCTACGCGCCGTCGATTGCGGCCAACGACAGCGTAACCCTTGTACCGTCTAGCGCGGTCCTGACGTTTGCCAGCTACGCCCCGACGCTCCTGCTTGGTGTCAACACCTACGCCTACCCGTCTACGGCCACGCTGTCGCTGGTTTCCGGCCACAACATCCTGCCCTATTCGCAGGAGATCGGTAGCTGGACCAGTCTGGGTACGTCTACCGTCACCGCAGATGCTGCCACCGCACCAGACGGAACCTTTACCGCCGATATCGTCAACTCGCGTGGCGGTGTTTACACTTGGCAAAAGACGCCGTACCAGCAAGTTACGGGTACCCTTGGTGGCGATTACGTCGTCAGCGGGTATTTCAAGTACACAACGGGTGGCGCATGGCCCGCAGCACAGTATGCGTTCCTCGCTTTCTGGGACGGTAATACGGCGTATGCGTGGTCATATTTCGACATACTAAACGGTACATTCCCGTTTGACTGGTTTGGTTCCGGTGGTGGCAGTGTTACTCCTTTTGGCTACGTTTCGGAAGACGACACCACCATTGAGGATGTTGGTGACGGCTGGTACCGCTGCACCCTGCGGGTTAGGCACACCGTTACCTACCCGCTCCCAACTACGGCATACGTAGTAATCGGCGGCGACTCAAACACCAGCGGTTATGGCACCTCTAGCTCTAGTCGCAGCGTTTTGGCTTGGGGTGTTCAGGTTAGCTGTGAGAGCCGTAATACGGGCGGTACCGTCGCTGCGCCGCAGTACATTGCGACGACCTCCTCTATTGTTGACTATAGACCGTCTGTTTCGTCTCAATACATTGTAGCTCCGTCGTCAGCCGAATTGCTATTGGTTGGCGTTGAGCCGTTTATTGTAAACTCTGGTGTTGTAGATTCTATCTCGCCACGCGATGAAAGAAACGCCAACGAGATTGTAACCGCACAGAAAGCCAACCACATTGTAGTAACAAGAACTGCCAACCGCCGACAAGGAACAGTTTAATGTCTAGAGGAAATCGTCAAGCAGAAGACCAGTTCTACGAAAAGCGGCGAGCCGAAACGCGCAACTATACGCTAGACTGGTCGCGGGAACTGGATACGGGTGAAGCGTTGAGCGGAAACCCCACCGTCACCGTTGTAAAAATGACGGGCCAGACCGCCACAGATGCCTCAAGCGAACTAAACATCAGCAACCAAACTACATCTGGCACTAAGTCCGTGTGGACGTTTGGCGCAGCAACGACTGGTGAACAAGACGAGGACGATGTTTACTACGTTATCGTAAAACAATCAACAGACGCATCACATACATTTGAGTCTATTCACCGGCTATATATTTATGAGTTCGGTGATAGTACGGCACCATGATTACAGATAAACGCCTAGCGGACTTACAAAGTGCCTTGACTAAGAGCGGTAGCACTCACGACATTGATGATGTCTTGACCAATGTTATGAGCGGTCACGCCCAACTCTGGGAAACCGACACCGCAACAGTCGTTACACAGATTGTACAGCATCCAAACTATCGCAGTTTTAATGTTTGGTTGGCTGGCGGCGATCTCACGGGTGTCCTAAGCCTTCTAGAGGAAGGCGAGGAATACGCAAAAGCCAACGGCTGTTCGACCATGGAGGTCACAGGCCGACGGGGCTGGAAGCGAATCCTCGCGCCTCACGGTTTCCACGAAGAAGCTGTCGTGCTTCACAAGGAGTTATAATGGGCAAGTCAACCACTTCGCAGACCCTCAAAGCCGACCCGGCGCTTCGTAGCCGTGGTCTAGGAATGTACGATGCTGCTTCTGGGTACGGCGGCAGCGGATCCTCCTACGCCCCCCAGTACGGCGGTTTCTTGGGTAGTGCCGTTGGGAAGCTTGGTTTGGGCGGTGGCGGCTACGGCGGTGGCGTTCCCCCGGTCTCTACGGAACTCACGCAGGACGAGCAGTTGGCCCGTGAGGGGTTCCGCTCCATGTCCGATATGCCCGGATACTTCAGCCAGAACATTGGGGCGTACATGAACCCCTCTACTGGCGAAGTGATTGATTCAACCATCGCGGACCTCAACCGCGCCAGACAGATGGCAAACGTTGACGCTGCCGGGTACGCCACTAGGGCTGGTGCCTTTGGTGGAGATCGCGCTGCCATACTAGAGGCAGAAAACAACCGGAACTACCTTGAATCTGCCGCACGGTCTGCCGCGCAACTGAGGTCAGCCGGGTTCGATCAGGCTAGCCGCAACCTCTATCAGGGACTGGGGCTGCAAACCGGTGCATACGGCAACCTTGCCAGCCTTGGCGCTATGGAGCGGCAGATCCCCATGCAGTATTACGACTTCCTGAGCGGCCTACTGAGCCGTGTACCGGGCAACACCACGGAGACAATGACGGAAAACGGTAGCCTACTTGGTGGGCTTGCCGGTCTAGCCGGTACGCTTGGTGGGGCATACATTGGGAGAAAGCGATGATGAGCCCTAAGTATCCATTCCAAGTTTCTAGGATGGTTGGTGGCGCTCTTCCACGGATCGGTCAGGCCGTACTGCAACAGCAGCCTCAGCCCCAGATCCAGCAGCCCCAGTCGATGGGGGGGCGCATCCAAGGTATTCTTAGCACCCTACTGGGGGCACAGAATAGGTCAGAACTTAGCAAGGGTCTGCTTGACTTTGGCTCCCGCATGATGGCTGCGAGTGCCCCCGGTGGTGCTGGCAGCTTTCTGGGCGCTCTGGGTCAGTCGCTTCCCGCCACCCGTCAGACGCTTGAGGGGCAGCGCGATCAACAGATGATGCTGGACGCGCTCCCGGAGGAGTTCAGGAAGTTCGGACTCGCTGGCGCACAGATGTATATGAATATGCTGGGTACCCAAACACCTATGGGCGGTAGCGTTTATGGTACTGGCGGGTGGTCTACCCCATCCCCACTTCCGCCGGAGTCGCCGGATTACGTTGATCCGGGTAGGTTTTTCCAGCAGTCAATGGCAACGCATGACATTCCGACCATGGAGACATACTTCGGTCTGGACCCAGAAACACAGGCCAGTATATCGAACTTTGCGGTGTTGTTGGAGCAGCGCATGGAGTCCGCAAGGAATGCGGGTACTAATCCAAGACTTGATGCTATTACAAAGCTCGACGCCGACAAGCTTGGCGAACTCCGCTCCGCTGCGCAGGGCGCACAAAATCAGGAGCCAATGCTAGAGGCAATGGAGTATTACGCATCCAACCCGGAGATTTACCAAGGTCAGTTTGCGGATTTCAAGCTTTCTGCGGTTAAGCTGGGTCAGGCGCTTGGTCTGCCGGTTGACGAGAACACGGGACAGGCGGAAGCGTTCAGGCAACTTAGTTCTGAGCTTGCGCTCTACTACCGGAACCCAGAAAGCGGCTTTGGTATGCCCGGTTCGCTGTCTCTGGGAGAACTGGCGTTCCTAGAGGCAATGGTTCCGGGTATCAAAAACACTCAGGCCGGTAACCTTGCCATGGTCCGGTTCTTACGTGCGGTTAATCGCAGAAAGGTGCTCTTGGCTCAGGCGGCACAACGGCACTTTGTAAACGGCGGCTCACTTAACGATACTGGGTGGTATGAAGTTGCGCGACAGATCTCCAGAGAAAACCCAATAATTGATGGGGTTAATTTCGACGAATGGGAGTCTGGTCGTGGAAAAGCACCAGATTGGGCAGAGGCGGCGGTGAACGACACCTCTTCAATTCGCGAATAATGGACCCCGAACTTCAAAAACAGCGCGGTATTGTAAGCACAATGAAGGCACAGGGGCGCAGCTACGACGCCATTGTGCAGTATCTACGCACACAGGGGTACGAGTCCGTGGATGCGTGGAATGAGGCGGTTGACAGGGCCGACGCAGCGGTGGCACAACCTGAGCGTCAGCCCCCACAGCGCCAACCGGGCATGACTGGAATGGCGGCGTTCGGCGCGGACCCGAACTACTTCAATGCGCTTTCCGGTGCAACGAGGGACGTTGTTCGTGAGATGGCCCAGCCCGTCACGCTTGGATACGCAGACGAGTTGGAAGCAAGGGCAAGGGGTATTCCGTATGAGCAGATTGCCGCAGAACGTGCCGCTGTCCCGACGCCAGTCCGGGTAGCAGCGCAAGCGCCCGGAATGGTTTTGGCGGGCTTGGGAAGTGGTGCGCTTACACGGGCTGCTATTCCCGCTGCCGCTTCTGGACTGCGAAGCACCGCTACCGCGCTGGGTTTGGCTGGTGCGGAGGGGTACCTTTACGGCACGGGCGCGGCAGATCCCGGTCAGCGGATGGAGGGTGGCAAGACCGGCGGGTTGACGGCTTTGGCCTTTGGTACACCGTTGGTTGGCCTTGGGCACCTTGGACAATACATCGGTAAGCAACGGGATATCGCAAAGGGTCTCATTGACGCCCCGGATTTTCTTGCCAACGAAGTTGGTATTACGCCAACGATGTTTGCGCCAGAGGCGGGGATGACCCTTGCGGAGACTATGGGTCCTCGTTTTGGCGGCTCGCTTCTCAGATCGGCTACGTCGGGCATTGATAATCCTCAACGGCTTAAAGATGTTGAGAGCTTTCTTGTAAGCCGCCAGAGAGGCGTCCCAGCTAGGCTGGGGCAAGCTGCGGACGTCCTGCTACCGGGTACTAGTGCCGGGAACAGGACTGGCCCTGCTCAGGCAATGTACAAAACGCTGGATCCGCAGGAAGTGCCGGAAAACGTACTGGACGCCCTCATGGGCGTGGAGAGGTTGACCGAAACCTCTGGGATCGGCACCGGCATGGCGTCAAGGCATGGCGCAAAGCTTGGCGGCTATCAGCTACCAAACAGGGCGGTAGAGATTGGCCGTGATACCGGCGGCGTTTGGCAGCAGCCACGGTCTGCGACATGGGAACAGGCCATGGAGACGCAAAGAGGTATTAAAGAGATGACGCCACCATTGCCGCTGCAAAAGGCCAACACGGCTCTTCGTGAGGCAATGATTGAGGCGTCTCCGGTATATGCAGAAGCGAACGAACTGTACCGCATTGGCAAGACCGTGGAACTTGTTGACAATGCGATCAATAAGGGCAACGCCGGTAAGGTGATTTCTGCGCTTCGTGCGCCACAGATTAGTCAAAGGATTGCGGCTGACTTTGGTGAGGAAGCTGCGGCTGGCTTTGCAAAGCTCTTGAATGACGGAGAGACAATCTACGATGTGTCCAAGCGCGGACTACAGGGCGTAGAAACTGCCGGTGGTGCCATGACTGGTCGCGTGTACGACCAGATGAAGGGACTGTTCACGCAGGGGCTGACGGCAGTTGCGTACGCGCTCAACAAGATGTTTGGTGCGTCTGCGCGGACGATGATTCAGGCCAACCTCAGCGGTAGTGCTGGTGGGCGACGGCTGGCCAATGAGTTGATTGACATCCTCAACATGGAGTCTACTGCTGCTCAAGGTCTTCTAAGAGAGGCCAGCGAAATACCCGGAAAGATTGCAAAGGCCAACGCATTCAGGTCTGGCCTCTTGGCTAGTGTTGGTGGGCAACTTGGATCTAAGGGACTTCTTGGAGGGCGGTAACCGCCAAAGGCAATGGTCTTGAGACTACCAACCAAAGAGGGTGCAGAAGTTCACTTGGAGCTTCCAAGTGGTTTTGTTGCTGGTGTAATTGGGCTGCTAGGCATTCTTGTCTCGTTTATGTCATGGACAGCCATTGAAGTTGTTCATAACTCGCGCACAATTATAAACCACGACACTAGACTAAATTACATTGAGGAAAGCCGGTTCACGGAATCTGATTTCCGCAACCAGTCTACTTCTTTTGTTAGTATTCGTGAATACGAAGCGCTATCGCAACGATTGGATAGGATAGAAGATAAACTTGACCGCGCATTGAGGTAACGCCGTGCCCGATCAATCACCTCTTTTCCACAAGCCGTGGGGCTGGCCGGAAATGCTAGTCATCCTTGTGTCGCTTGTGTTGGTTGATTTCTTTACGGAGAGGCCTCTGCTGCCGTTTTTTTCCGGCTATATTGACGCAGTAAGAGATCTTGTTCTAACGCTAATCTCACGTTAGGCAGACTAAGTGAACCATACTTGGTGGGTATCCAACCCGGGACCCGATAAGCCGTGGTGGACCCGTGGTAGCACGGCCCCCGTTGTGCCAGCGAGAGACCGTGATCGGGTGATTCCGCGCACCCCCGTGGCTGAGGCTATGTACTCCGGTGACCCATCCCGGTTGCTTGATCTCGCCAAGAGCGCCGCTGGGCTGGCCGTGGATTTTTCCCCGCTTGGTGACGCGAAAGCTCTCCTGTGGGACGCGCCCAGAGAGTTTGTTAGCGGACATCCGGGCATGGGCTTGCTTGCGCTTGCGTCTGCCGTCCCCGGCATCCCCGGACTGCCACGGATTATCCTCGCTAACCCTTCATCTGTGCCTCGTCTTTCGTCTGAGACGTTTAGGGGCGTGACCGGAAACAAGGATCACATAACAATGGTGGAGAGGGGCACAATTCCCACGGATGCGCTTGCTGATCTGCGTGGAGCCAAAGGTGAGGTGCGTGGTGCCCACAGAAACAGGCTTGGCGCAGACTGGGACAGTTTCAAGGCAGACATATCAGATCGCGGAATACAGGAGCCGTTGTTTGTCACCGTTGATTATGACGGGTCTCCACTAATTGCGGAGGGGAACCACAGGCTTGATGCCGCGCTAGAACTTGGACTTGCGGAGGTCCCGGTGGAGATTAGGTATTTTGGCAATGCTCAAAATCGCGGCACCGTGTTCGACAGGTTCCTAGAATACGGTCGGCGCTAACCCCTCCTGAGATACTTCAGGTAGTCCGCTTCTTCGTGGACATCGCGTGAGCCGCGCAGCTTGCGCTCTCCGGGCCACAGGATCACCGTGGGGCAAGTGGGCGTAGACTGCCCGTACCCGTAGCGTCTGCTGTAGCCGCTCGTCACCTGATACGAGCCGGGGCGCAGAGCGATCCGCTCCATGCCGTTATGCTCAAACTCCTCGTAGGCCCACTTATGCTTGTGGCAGAGAACCCCGACATCGAAGTCGTGGTCATCAAACCGCAGCATCTGCTTGACGGAGTGCGTCTCGTTGATCGTGGAGTTGAAGCGGTACTGGTGGCGGATCTTGATGACGTAGGGCTGAACGTGCCCAGCGGAGTTCTCTAGCTCCACCGTCAGGACAAAGTAGTCGGGCGCAAACCAGATGCGGTTGCGCTTCATTAACTGCGACACGGCGTCGTGCCCCGTGGTGTCCTGCGTCCAGTCGTCGTGGTTGCCGCTGATGGCCCCCACTACCTTATGCCCGAACATCCCCAAGTAGTGGTCGTACATCTTCCACTCATTGCCGGGGCGCGACTCAGAGTTAACCATGGCTGACTGGTGCTTGATGTGGTTGTCCACACCGTCGCCACCCAGAATAGCATACAGTCCCGGGGTGTCGCGGATAAGCTCCGCATCCTGCCGCATCCGGTCTAGAAGGACGGGGCCACCCTGCGAGATGTGCTGGTCAGCTAGGAAGCTGATGCCGATGGGGTGGTCAGTCTTGAAACGGATCGTAGCAAAGTGTCTTGCTTGATGCCACTCAGCCATGGCGCGGGTCTGGACCTCAGCCCTCTTCCACATTGCCTCGACTGAGAGTGCTGGCGGCTTCTCCGCATACTCTAGGGTGATTCCGGGTTCGTGTTCACCGGCCAGCGCACGTTCTACGCGCTCCGGCACCGTGTACCCCTTCTCAGCCCTATCCATTGCGTCTCGCACTAGCGTTACCGATGTCCGTGCTTTGGCAATTGATGAAAAAGCTCTCTTGGGGAACCCTTCAGCAGCGGAATGTTTTTGCCACACCTCCTGATTTGTGTGGCCCATCGTCCAGAGACGGGCGCAGAAACTTGCTTCCTGTTCTGTCCAAGGTGCCCCACCGGCCATATGTTTACCCCCCAATAGCTTGCTTAATAGCTTTGCGGATCATTCCTTCTCTTCTTGTTCTGGATTCACTCCGTACTCAGCCGGAAGATCGCCGTCGTGATTCGCCCCGCAGAACCCGCAGAAGTCTTGATGTGAGTCGTTTATAAAGTTGCACACCTCGCACCGCCACGTTGTCTGGTCATCGTCGTGGGCGATATACCATCCGGGCTCGTCTGCGTCTTCCCGTGTCCTGTAAAATCGGTATCTCATGGTATTTACGCGACAGTCGTCAGTTACGTTCAACACCCTTGCTACCGCTTTATAATTATCCATAGTTCACACAATTTTAGTCAATTTGTGTGATTACTAGCGTAAACTCGTCAATGTCCTTGTTTGCGTTCATAAATTTGCCAAGCGCGGCCTTGGAGTGGATCACGGCGGTCTGGCCGCTGATCTTGCTGCGTTCGTGGCCGGGGGCGATACACCCCTCAAGTTCTCTTGCGCGGTTGGCGGCGTGGATCAGGAGCCTGTCCCGGCCCTCCACCAAGATCTCAAACGCCTCGTAGTCGCCACGGTGGTACCAGTCGCGGACGCAACGGTATTCGCCGGAAGCAATAAGGGTGGCGGGGTTTTCAATAGTCTCAAAGACTAGACCCCCGCCACCCTCAAGCTTTCCCAGCACCCCGTCGTCCAAGAACGTGTCCCGGTGTAGGTGCCAGACGTTTGCCATCACGCCCCCGATACTTTGGTATCAAAGCCAAACGGGTTAATTGAATCCCTGATTTCCTTAAACCCGTCGCTCTGGCTCAGAACTGCTTCATAAGATTTGTCAAGTTTGTGCCGTAGAACCTGATCCATCATGTACTCCATATCAGCTTGCCGCTCCTGAAACGACTCAAACACATCCACGGCATCGTCTATGTTCACCTCGTTCTCTAGGTCCCTACCCGCTGCAAGCGCAACACAAATGCAGCGCACAAACGTTGAGATAAGCTCCTCGTCGTTGTCCCACCCTCCGTTTGAATCGTCGTACCGCTGCATGGCCCAGTCTACCCACTCTACTTGCATGGTGCTGAGTTTCATTTTAGAACCCCCCGAGTTGTGAGATTGTGTAGCCGATTGCTACCCCACCTACGGCGTACAGGGCTTTCTCCAAGAACCCCGTCTGCGCCCTCTCCACGGCTGCTGCTGCTGCCACCCTTGCCGACAGCGCCTGTTCAAGCGCGGAGATCTGCTGGTCCTTAGCTAGGATCTGGACTGCCTGTGCGGTGATGATGTCGTCCTGACTTTCTATCACCTGTATAAACTGATCGATCTTCTGCTCGTTTAACAGCCGTTCCATCTCAATGTCCACCCGCAGAGAGTCTACGACAGATTCGTAGCCTTCTGGGAGGGTATTAGCGAGTAGGTCAACGGTGGCGTCCGTGGCGTCCATTACAGCCGCTTCCCGTGCTTCGATCTCAGCCACCACCTCTTCGGCTTGCATCACAATGAAATCGGCTTCGGCGGCGATGGAGTCTGCCCTCTCGTCCGCTTCTCTAGCCGCCGCCCTGAAGGCATCTGCGACGGATGTCAATGAGTCCGCTCGTTGGATGTACACCCTAGCTTCCCCTTCGGCTCGTAGCCTTGCGTCACGCTGGTGAATGTATAGCAGCCCCCCGCTGATGGCAAGCAGCCACCCAACTAGCTGCCAGTTACGGATTAGGATTGACATGGTACTCCGGGGTGAAGGGGAGCATTGCGGTGTTCGGTGCCTTGTCCATGATTGTCAGGGCGTGGCCCCATGCGGCTGGCGACAGCGCACTATCCTGATACAGCAAGGCGTACTTCGCGAACTGCTGCTTGCGCCCCTCTGGCGTGGCGTAGGCTAGATGCAACAGAGAGTAGCGGTCCTCCATCACCTGAAGCGGCTGTATCTTCGCGCTGTCTGGGATGTGCCCTGAGTGCCACGCCTTTTTGGGGAGCTTGTGGCTGTTGGGTCCCGGATTGCGTACAGCCCATATACGTGGCCTTGTGTGTGCGTCCCACCACACATCGTCCCGGTACTCCCACTCACCCCACATATCGTAATACTTGAATGCAAAGGAGTTTGAGTTCTCCTCAAACGCTTCCTTCGGGTTAGATGCCGGATACATATCGGCATCCAACCACAGCAGGATGTCGTGCTTGGATTGCGTTGCGATGTCCCAGAGAAACTGGCGGATGTCGTGTTCCGCACCCATCATGGGCGCTGAGTGGTTGTCGTACACCCGGCACTTCTGTGCAATCATGTACTCCCGTGAGCCGTCCGTCGAACGGTCATCCACAACAAGGATGTCGTCCGCAAACTCTTGCCAGATTGGAACGACTTGTTGCAGGTATCTGCCCATTTCGTTTCGACAGAGCGTACAAACCAGAATGCTCATTCTTTAATGCCAAATCTTTTTTGAAACCAAGTGTACCGGGAGCCACGCCATCACAAGCAACCCAACAACCCAGTTGATTTGTAGCATCACCTGTAGCGCCAGCCATACGCCGACGGTCCACCTGATTGCAGGGACCGGGATCATCCAAACGTGTTCGCTGTAGGTGTTGCCCCACTTATTCGACATCGCCGCGCTACCCTCCAGTAGCACAAAGGCAGACGCAAGCAGGAATGTTAGGATTGAGTTAGCAAGGAATGCGTTCGCGAGCACGGCGGCTGAGAACACGATCCACGCTTTGGTTATAGCTGGCATTACCACACCCTCTCTGAGTGGCGGGGAGTGTCCCCTCCCTGCGGTGGCTGTGTTAGTGGCATCATGCGCTTCTTTTGCCCACCGCACTCGCAGGAACGGTCACCCCCAAAGTCCATGGGCTCAAAGACATCCCTCTCCACGGTTTTGCAGTCGGGGCAAATGAGGTCGTATCTAGGCATTGATCGATGGGTATTTAAGTTCGCTGATCTTGATCACGCTGCGCTTTGGAATGGTTGTCACGGATCGGTTGAATCGGTGTCCATCCGACACAAGCTCCTCTCCGGCCACCGTAATGTAGTCCTTGGTGGACTCCAGCACGAACCCTACCGTGCAAGCGTTGTAAACTGGTGGGCTTTCATCGTCTAGGCTGAAGGATGCGTCCTCCCAGAACACCATGACCAGCATCTTAATCCACCTCAAGTTTGTGCCGCTTTGAGTACGGGTAGAACCACCCCAACCACGTTGCTGCGTCTACACTTGCGGACAGGTACGTCACAATTTTGCGGTTGATTGCGTCCTTGTCAACGTTTTTCTTCGACTCTGCTTCCGCCATCAACACCCTGAAACGGTCCACGTTGCCCTTGGTTAGCGCCTTTTTTGCGGACGATTCTAAGAACTTCACGGTCCTGTCTGGGTCACCAAAATGGTCAATGGCGATCTGTTCCGGCGTCCTACCATTGAAGCCACCCTTGTGGCGCTCTAGGTGAATGCAGACATCCTTGTGAGCCCTGACCATCTCCCACAGAATTTCAACGTTCAGGCCGCGCTTTTCCGCTGCAAACTCCACCGGACACCCGTCAGGCTTCTTCGCCAGCATCTCATCGTGGTGCTTCCGCAGACAACTGGACGGGCGCAGCTGGCGTGACTTCTCGTCCACGCACTTGTCGCACCGCTTGTTGTCACCCGTAAACTTGGCCTTCGGTGCCGCCTCGTAACAGCGGCTACAGGCTCTTACCTTCTTGGTGCCCTTGCGTGGCATTATCCCCCCTCCAGTTCTTGCTTTCTGGCACGCAGGATGGTTTCCCGGCGCAGCATCTCCGCATCGTTCGCCAACTGTGCAGCCTCAGACGACAGTCTGCGGTAGGCCGCAAGATCCTCAGCGTCCAATGCAGTCTTCGCCCGTCTCTCCAAGGACTCCGCTCGAATGCGGTCAGCAAAATAGCGGACGGCATCTTGCATCGGTGACACCCCACTCCCCCCAATCATTTCGAGTCCCTCCTCCGGGGGAAGTTGTACTCCTCGTCCTGCATCATCTGGCGGTAGGTGTTCTTGGCGAAGTCCACCTCCACGGGAACCCCGAACTTGTCCGGCCCGATCCGGCTCTTCCCCAGCATCAGCCAGTAGCGTAGGATGTGGTTCCGCTGCTCGTCCCACTCCAGCCGTGTGTGGTCAAGCATCAGGATGATGCTGGCGTTGCTCTCCATGGACGTACCACCCCACAGGTCGTGGATGGATGGGGTCTGGAAGTAGTTTTCGGACGCAGACCGCTTTAGCTGAGAAAGGCCGACCACCGTCACCCGGTTGGAGAACGCCCACTCACGCAACGTCTCGCTCACAATCTCCACCCGGTCCAGCATATCGCGGACACGATCCATCTTGACCAACTGGAGGTGATCGACCACGAAGAACGTGCAGCCGTTATGCCGCCCGTCCTCCAGCGAATCCATCACGTTGTCCAACTGTGAGCGCCCAACCAACGAGCAGAGATTCAGGGTGGCACCAGACGCCGCCCTCTTCTGTCCCACGGCGGTCATAAGGCGGTCCCCGTGGCCCTCCGTCCATTGCGACGGGAGCCAGTCGTTGTACTCCAGCCCCCCAATCCCCTGCATCTGGGCGATCAGCAACTCGTCTTGCGGCATCTCCATGGAAATCAGTTCCGCTGACTCCCCAGCGGCCACGGCGTTCTTCATCAGCCACAGCCCGAAGCGTGTCTTACCCGCAGAGCTTGCACCGCCAATGATGACGTAGCTCCCACGGGGGATCCCCTTCCGGTCCCCCCACAGTCGGAACGCCTTGTCGATGTCCGGCAGTCCGGTTGGCACGGTGTGGACGGGTTGCCGCATCCGCACATCGACAATCGCCGCCGCCTTCTCCGTTTATACCTCAATCCGTTCCGTTGTCATCCTGTTCCCCCGATCCGAAGTTCTTCCTCGCTTGTGCGGCCAGCCGCTCCCGCTCCTCGTCCGACAACACCCGCTTCTTCCGGTGCTGGATGGCCTTCACAGCATACTCAAGCGCCTCGTCGTTGTCCACCCCGAACACGAACACGCCCTCCACATCTCCGTCTTGCGTGATGCGACAGCCCGGAGGGAGCCGCTTCTTGACCCAAGACCAACGCTGGTCAACGTCCCCGATCTGGCGGTATTGCGGGAGAAACACGCACCCCAACTCCCCCTCACCGTACACCCAGATGTGGCCCCTGCGGCCAGCCGCAATCGGCTCCAGATCCTCCCCCCGGGTAATTCGTAGACCCTTGGCCCTCAAAACCTTCACGGATGATGCCGCCCTAGCCATGATACCTCCCCGTGTCTCCTCGTCGCTCGAAAGGCCCCTAGACCCCCCTTTTTCTCGACGTTTTAATCGTTGTGGGTGAATGTCCGATACGCCGAATTCCCCCCGCCGCCACGATTCACGGTGTTGTTGCGACTGGGGAAGGGATTCTGGAACTCGTAGGCTCTAATCAGCCAGTTGTGGAACGTTCGCGGCCAGTCTCGCTTCTTTTTCCCGCTTGCCACGAAGTAGTTCGTGAACTTCTCCGCTTCCAGCCGGAGGTTCAGGCCAAACTCTTCGGCGCGGTGGGCGTGGATGGCGTCTGGCTCCCAGTCGTCGGGAATCGTGGTCGCTGACTTCCGCCGGTGGAGTTGCGACTGGGGGGGCTCTAGGGGGTTGTTTTTAGGTAGTTTAGTTATATAGCTAGTCTCTTCTATATTTGTGCTCAAATTTTCAGCAGCTAAAAGTGCCCCGTTTTTGCCGTCTCCGTCACCATCGTTGTCAATAGCATCTGAGGTGCTCAATTTACCGCTACCCAAAATCTGGGTGTCGGTGGATATTGTCACCCCGTTCGGGTGTGGGTTGAACGACCAAACGTAGGCGAATTTACTGGACTTTTCGTCCTTTCGGATGGTCAGGTATCCAGCCTCAGAAAGCTCTGCCAAGTATTTTTGAATTGTATTTCTTGACAGTTTCCGGGCGGAAGCGACACCGCTGACGCTGTAGTCCCAGCCCTCCGGTCTGGTGAAGAGCCAGATGAAGAGCCAGAGCGCCATGTCGCTGCACTTGGTGTCGTTGATGACGGCCAGCGGGACCATCTTCCAAGCGTGAATCTCGCTGAGATCTTCGCGCCTACCGTTGAGTTCTTTAGGCATGGAGGTACCTGTCGTCCACGCGCCTGACGTAGCCGCGCTGCCTGAGAGTGTTAAGCGCGGTATTCAGATCGTTCGGGCGGTCTGCACAAACGACCTTTATGTCTTCGAACGTAGCCCCCCCTGTGTCGTGGTGTCGCAGAATGAGTAGATATGCAGCTTTGGCGGCCAGCGTCAGTTCGGCGTCCTGAAGGACTTCATCAATCTTCATTGTTGTATCCCGCCATCCTTAGCCCAAGGCGGATCATGTCTGGCGTCCGCATCGCGGGGCTGTACAGGTGAATGATGCGTGGGCTGGAAACAGCGATCTGCTTCAGCCCGTGAACTTCGGCGCAGAGCGCAAACGTCCGGTCCTCACCCTGCCACATCTGCCCCATGGGGAGCGAAGTGATCCGGGGGTGGTATCGACAGAGTTCAGCGGCTCGCTTCGACAGCATGGTGCAAGCCCCGCCACCGTGTACGATCATGGTTTCGCGGTTGTTGAGGCGGGTCATTAGCTCCGGGTCACGGAAGCCGTAGGGATGCTCGTCCCACACCTGTGGCAGCGGGGGGCTACCATTCTGCCACACCGTCCAGAATACACCGTAGGCAATGTCTGCGCGGTGGTACTGCATCTGCTGCTCTAGGGTAGCCGCCGTGTCCGTAGAGAGTAGAAGGTCGTCGTCCACGAAGAGAAGCTTGTCGTAGTCGGACTCAGCGAAACGGTCCAAGAACCGTTGCCGGGACGCAGCCACCCTCTCAATGGCATCGTGTCGCCAAATGTGCGTGTCGTGAATGTCTCCCGGCGTGTACCCCTTATCCACCTCGTAGCTCAGGTCGATCTCCACCCGCTCTTGGGCGTGGATGCACTTGCTCCACACCTCAAAAAGTTCGCCCTTGGCTTCCCTGACCGGCCCACCGGCTAGGATTGTTGGCTGTCGCATAGCGCCCCCAGTAAGTCTGATAATTTGAGTGTACAGAGGATCTCCCCCCTGTTTTTCTTGTGTACAACAATCGGCGTTAGCTCCCCCGCATTCTTGCTGGCTTGCTCAAATGCGCTGCGTAGGTCTAGACGCTCTTGCGCCTTGCATTCTACCGCAAACGGGAAGTGCCGTCTAGCGGCTGGCGACAGCTTGATGTCTGCGCCATTCTCCCCCATGATCGCGGATCGCACATCGTCAGGCTCAAGGCCGGGGAATGCGTCTGCAATCATCTTTGCCACCGCCTGTTGCAAGCGTCTCCCCTTAGCCTTGGCCGAAGCTGGCTTCACAGGCGCTCCCCCCAGTTGTCGGGGTTGTCGAACGGGTCTTGCGTGGGTTCAAGTGCTGTCAGGGTTGTGAGGTTCGCCACGGCGAGATTGTTGATGATGTCTGCGGCGGTCCTCAGTTGGTCCTGCGTCTTGGCTTGCGTCAGTTTCTTGCCAAGCGCATATCCGGCCCAAGCGCCAAGCGCAAAGATCACAGCGTAGTTCATGGCTGCTCCGGGCAGATGTAGAATACGAGCGTGGAGTCTTGCGGTGCCCACGAATGGATGTCCCCAGTCAGCATACGGCACTCAGCCACCGGGGAGCGCACATGAGTAACCGGATCCTTGGGTGCCACAAGCACCGCAACCACCAGCATGATTGCCGACGCCCCCACGGTGACGGTTGCCACCAGCGCACCGCTACTCATCGTTGGTGCGCCCCTCAAGTCTATCCAGTTCGCGCTCCAGATACCGGAGATTTACGCGCAGCGTCAGGATCTCACTCCGCAGTTCTGCGGCTCTCCTCCCATTGCTTGGCGTACATGGTCGCGGCTGCACGTAGCCGTACTCCGAAATGCGATTCATAGTCATGTTGCCCTCTCTGGTGGATGTAATTGTGGCACTCCCTGCACAGGGCACCATGTCGTCAGCGCTCCCCCCGGCCCCACGACTGCGAACGTGGTGGGCATCTGTAGCCTTTTTGCCGCAGACGCAGGGCCGGGACTTGAGCCAGTCAAGCCGCTCCTGAGAGCCGAACTGCCTCTCCCATAACTTCTTTTTCCGTTTTGGGTTAGACTTGCGGAGCGGCTTGCTGCGCTTCATCAGCGGTGGTGCTGGATGAAAAGAGAAATCGCGATGGTGCGATCATTTTCGGTCATGGGTCTACCCAAGTGCTCCGCGAATCCGTCCACGACGCCCCCAGCGATAATCGCGCAGCGGAGCATCAAGTCTTGATCTGCTTGCAGCGGCGTCCCGCTCGCCTGTGCGACGGTGGGCTGCGACACGATACGTCTAGCCGCCTCATTGACCGGAGCGAGGTCAAGCTCTCTCACCGCAGCCTGTACCGTCTCAGCCGGGAACACCAGCCCCTCCTCATCTTCAAGCGTCAGCGCGGGGTGTTCGCCCACAAACGTGGCGGTGGCGAGAACCCACCCGCCCTTGGTCGCCTTGATCTGAGACTCCATTGTCGGCCACCATTCCTCGCTGGGGGGCGCATCCTTCCCCGGCTTGAACATATACTCGCCACTCGTATCCCCGTGGACCTCAAACCCCGCGAACGGCCCGTACTGCCCGTCCCCCGTCTTGCCCCAGCGGACCAAGAGTGGAGCGTCCTTCGTGTGGTACCAAAAGTTCTTGAAAGAAATATTCTTGATGCGCTGTCCGTTAGAGCCCGTGAAAGTTACCATGGTTTGCCCCCTTGCTGAGTTGGTTGATGGTTTCGGGTAGTGCAAGCTCGTACACTTTGGGGAGCGGCGTTTTGCGCTCTACGTACAGCCATTGCCGTGTGTGCCCCCATGCGGCTGCGAGTTGTGCGCCGCTAATCCCCCAAGCTGCGGCGGCTTCGATTGCTTCTCGTTTTGTCACAGTCAAGTCTCCGTTAGTCGTCAAACCGTTCTGCGGCCAGTTCGCCCAGCCGCTCCACCCACCGCTCTTCGTCGATGAATCCATTGAGCGAGCAGGGACAACCGTCCCAGTCAATCACACCCTCCTCCCAAGAGAACAGAACGTCGATCCGTGCCTCGCAAGAAGGGCAATCAACCGCAATCTCTCTCTCCTCGTCGCGTCTCATCTTACTTCGCCTCTCTAGTGTGGATCAGGATCCTCAGTTGCGTGATTGCCTCAACCGCCTCGTTGATGCCCCCGTGGAGTCCGGGTACATGAGCCCACAGCGAAGCGTCTGCCGCCTCGCACAGGAGCTTGCGAGCGTCCCAGAGGCGCTGGAGCGCGATGTCACGGCTCTCGTCCCGCTTGTCGGCAAAATAGTCCAGCACTTCGTGGCCGTTCATGGGACCTCCCGTTGGTGATAAAATTTACAAGAAAGCGCCGTTACACGCTACCATTCTACAGGCACCCTCTCCCGGTGTCAACACATTTGTCAGCCTATTTTCCATGCGCGGGAACATTGTTACAGTTTAGGCACACCTAAACAACGGAGGTCGCATGGCTGGGGGCAGAAAAATCTACGAGGCACGTATCGCACAGCTAGATGACATGGGGGTAGAGGAGGTATTCCGGCTGTATCTTGAGCATGGCACTGTCAAGGCGCTTGTGTCGTCGCTGTGGGAGCCAGCGCACGAAGGTCAGCAAGTTGGTGTGTCTGCGCTGTACGGTTGGCTGGATCGCAACCCGGCTGCGAAAGATGCGTGGCGAAGGCTGCGGAAGATGCGCGGGGATATGGATGCAGACGAGGCTGTGCATATCGCAATGAATGCGACGCAGGAAGACTGGCAAGCCAAGAAGCTACAGGTGGAGACCCTAAAATGGAGAGCAGGGGTCAATAATCGGGAGGACTACGGCACCGGCGTGGATGCCGTCGTCTCGACGCTGGGTCAGGCGATTCTCCGGGCGATCACGGCAGCGGAGCAGCAGGAGCGTCTACCGGTACCCGCAACTGACGCAGAATACGAGATTGAGGAATAGGGGGGGGCGTTTGCACAGAGAATAGGTTCCGATTGCGCAGAGAACCGTGTGCGAGCGAACCCCCAGTTTCAGGGCAAAAAAAATCACCCCTTCGGAAGCTTCAGCCCTGAAATGTTGCGTCTGCAATAGTTGACGCTGCAACTATTTTCTCTTCGCCCATCGCGCAGCATACACGCAGCATCGCCCGGGCAACCCGAACAAAAACCGAAACCCGCCCCGCGCGGGTTCGCAGCGTATCAGCAGGGTGGATCGCGCGGGTAAACCGAACAAAACCCGAAAGGGGGGCGGGGCTTGACTGCGTTGCGCCGACGCAACACCGAAGCATTTCCCGAAGGAAACCCGAAATAGCCCTAAAAAGCCCGTAAAGGGCACTAGGAAGCACGACAACTCCTTAGGGCCACCGCCATACGGGCTGGGTCATCCTCGCAAGTTCCCCTTATTTCATGCGGGTTCCGAGCGGTTTTCCACATAGGTGGCACAATCCCTGCTGGGGTTCGCCAATTTCGCAGCTTATGCGCAGCAATCCGGGGGGCTACCCCCACGGTATCGGGATTGGGGGGGAGTGTCCACGCAATGATTTGGAATTAGGTAAGCCTAAATTGTAACAGTATTGTAACAGCGTGGGGCTTTCGGGGTTTATTCGGTATTGACAAGAAAAAATTCACAATAATTTGGAGCACGTTCACCACACCTCTCGAAAGGAGACCCAAATGAGCAACGCCACCC